CTAACTCATACATTTCAAAAGGTATAGTTGCTGGTACAGGTATTGGATTAACAAATTCGAGTCTTGCTCACGTTTGTGATTTTAGATATCAGTTTGATTTTAGTATTGGTATATCAGGTTTAACAAATCCAATAACAGCTATACAAAATGCAATTAAAACTGGTAAGAATAATGCCGCCGATATCATTAGATTTTTAATTGGAAAATTAAATGATGAGATTAAACTGGCATTACAAGCACTCATTAAAGCTATGAACTTGGATCCAACAGGTCAATTATCAACATTATATGCTACAATAAAATTTAAACTCGATGATATTAATGATTACATTGAAAAAATTGCTGGATACGTTGTAATAGCATCAACTATATATTATTTGGTTAAAGATATTGAACAAATCATTACATACTTAAAGAGCCTACCGGCAAGATTGTTGGCTATCGTACAAGATTGTATAGCAAGATTCTTAAATGGTGCTAAAGCGTTTGCTGCACAAGTTGCTGCTATTCCTGGACAAATTGGTGCTACAGTAGACAATCTTGCTGCACAAATTCAATCTGGTGCTGATTCTGTTCTTGCAGGTTTGAGTGCTGATGTTAATTCATATGCAATACCAGATTCTTTAAAAAATGTATTTACCGATCCAACTTTAGACCAAAGCAATACTATTATTACATATATTGAAACAAATTATGCTAACACAGCAAATGTAATGCAAACAGTAGATAGTAATAATTATGATCCAACGAAGGAACAATGGGCATGAAAAAACCAGATAGATATTTTGGTTGGACTGAACCAGAATCAGCTGCCAATACAGATTATCCACCGATATATCCATACAACAATGTGACACAGAGTAGGTCTGGTCATATGTTTGAATTGGATGATACTAAAGACCGTGAAAGAGTTCGTCTACAACACCGTGCCAATACATTTATTGAAATGCATCCAAATGGTGATGAGGTACATAAAATTTGGGGGGATGGTTATGTAATCACACTTGGTGACCATAATATTTCTATTGGTGTTGAAGGTGGAAAACCAGGTACAGATGGTCAGGAAAAATGTAAATTAAATATTACAGTCTATGGTGATGTTAACATGCAAGTGACTGGTGACAAAACAGAAACGATTGATGGTAATGTAACGCAACACATCAAAGGAAATTACACACAAACTGTAGAAGGTATATCAACTATTGCTTCACAGGGAAATATGTATGTTCAGGCAGGTTCAGGAGCATTGGGTAGATTAAATATCACTACAGGTTTAAGGGGTGTTACTCTTGATGGTACATTAAGAGTTAAGGGTGAAGTTGCTGCTGATAAGATATTTTCTTTTGGTCGCATAGACACAAGTGCGACTGGTGGTATTAGTGCCGGTGCATTAGGTTTCGTATCTTCATTAGGTGGCATATCTATTGGTATACCCGCCGGTGCACCAGTTGCTGTTCCAGGTAATATATTATGTGTTGGTACAATAAATGCTGGACTTTTAGTTAACGCTGGCGTGGCAGTAAATGCACCTACAGGTAACTTTGGTATGATGGTGGCTGGTTTGATGACGGATACTGTGAATACTTCAATATATGATTCACATATTCATACGACACCTAAAGGACCTTCTGGTCCACCAATTCCAGGTATGATTTAAGGATATAAAATGAGTATTTTTGGTAGATTAGGATACGATGCAGCCAATACGTCAAGTATTGTAAGTCCTCTATCGTCTAATGTTATTGCGACAATGAGTAACTTGCCACCTTTGTTGAACAAATGGCAAACCGCTGATGCTGCTAATAATGATGTTGGTGGTTATTTTAGGAATCCGGTTGCTAATGCAACACAAAGTGTATGGAGTGCTGCTAATAATATTATTGCAATACCAGATTTGAATGAAGTTGCCAATTTGGCCAATGTATTCTTATCGGCGAATTCTTTGATTGCTTCCTGTAATAGTTTTTATTTACACACAAATAGAATATCTGGCGTAAGTACAAATTCAGATGAACCAACACTTCCTCATTATAATTCCGCTGTGGCAGTTAGTAAGGTCGTTATGTATATCACATTCCAATCAGACGGAGTACAGAATAATGCTCCGTTGATGGGTAACTTTACCAGTTTAACAGAAGCCGCTAACTTAACAATTTATTACAATACAATAAAAGAATACGCAAATACCATTGCTAATAGTATAAACCACAGTTCCAATACCACAAACTTGACACCAATACAGATTAATACCATACAACAAGGAATGAATACAGCAACAATTTTAATGAATTCCCGTAGAACAGCTGATGTAACTTTCTATTATAATTCAAAAGCAATCGTTGATGATTATAATACTCTGAAACAATTTAGTAATCCTGGACAATCAGAAACCTATTTGTATAATGAATTTGTAGGTACCGAGAAGTTAAAGTCTAGGATTAACTCATAAATAAAAGATGGCAACCATAAACAAGATATATTCCGATATAGATTTCACCTTCACAAAGAAGCCTGTGACGGCGGATGTTGCGTTAAGTTATGACGCTCAGGCGGTTTCTCGTTCAATTAGGAATCTGTTAAATACTCAGAACTATGACCGTCTTTTCAATCCAGACCTAGGTTCTCAGATTACTGGTTTATTATTTGAAAACATATCACCGGTTGTTGCCACCACGATGGAAACAATGATAGCTAACATTATTAAGACTTATGAACCTAGGGCTATACTAAAAACTGTGAATGTGTCTTCTCAACCAGACCAAAACGCATATAATGTTTCTATAACATTTTACATAGAAAACGCCACATTACCAACAACAACAACAATTCTTTTAGAGAGAAACAGATAAAATGGCTGGTGCTAATTCACAAATTCAGATGACAGATTTGGATTTTAATACAATTAAAAACAATCTGAAAACTTTCTTGCAATCGCAAGATACACTAAAAGACTACAATTATGAAGGTTCTGCACTTTCTACATTGTTAGACGTTTTGGCTTATAACACACAATATAATGCCTACTATTTGAACATGGTTGCCAATGAAATGTTCTTGGACTCAGCAATTCAAAGAAGTTCAGTTGTTTCTCAAGCCAAGTTGTTAAATTACATACCAAAATCATCATTGTCACCAGAAGCAACAATCAGATTTGTTGTAAATCAAGTTTCTGATGCATCATTGACTTTGCCTAAGTTTACAACTTTTATGTCAGAATCTATTGATGGCATTAATTACAACTTTGTAACAACGGATTCAACGACAGTTGGTGTGTTTGGTAATACAGCAGTATTTCCATTAGTAAATATTAAACAAGGCATTCCATCGTCATTATCTTTTACGGTCGATTCAACGGAAAATCCAAAATATAAGTTTAATATTCCAGAAACAAACTTAGATACTACTACTTTACAAGTATTGGTACAACAATCTTCTTCAAATGCCGCTTATCAAATTTTCACCAAAGCAGAAAACTATTTGACTTTGGATAGTTCATCAGCTGTATATTTCTTACAAGAAAGTTTGGATGGTACATACGATATCTATTTCGGTGACAATATTTTAGGTAAACAATTAACTGATGGTAACATAGTAATTGTTTCATATGTTGTTACATCAGGAACAGATGCGGCTGGTGCCAATAACTTTGTATTGATGGGTACTGTTGGTGGTTATGCAAATACAACAATTACACCAATCTCTGCTGCTACGACAGGTGCAGTCAGAGAAACTATCGATTCAATTAAGTATCAAGCACCTAAGGCCTATGCGGCACAAAAGCGTGCAGTCACAAAAGAAGATTATATTACAGCCATTCAACAAAATAACTTAGGTTATGCTTTTGATGCTGTCAATGTTTGGGGCGGCCAAGAAAACTCGACACCAGTATATGGTCAAGTCTTTATTTCTATTAAACCAGCAGGCGCATATACATTAACTGCTACACAAAAACAAAGATTAATTGTAGATGTCATTAAACCAATTTCTGTAATGACTGTTGAGCCAACACTTGTTGATCCAGATTATACGTACATACAGATTACTGCAAATGTATTGTATGATACAAAGAAAACAAACTTAACAGCATCTCAGATACAATCTGCCGTACAAACTGCAATTAGTAATTTGGCAGCAACAAATTTAAACACATTCAATTCAACATTCTCGGCAACAGATTTTACTAATGCTATTGCTGCAACATCCAATGCAATTATCACCAATGAAATTTCTATTAAATTACAGAAAAAATTCAATCCAAATTTAACAACACCATCCACATACACATTATATTATGGTACACCACTATTGCGTGGTATGTTCCAGAGTGGTATAACAAGTTCTCCATCCGTACAATTTAGAAATCCATTAAACTTAGCAAATATCATTGATGGTGTTTATATTGAAGAAGTTCCAACTCCTACAGGTGGTTTGGAATCTGTCGCAGTTATTAATCCTGGTTATGGTTATCAATTTACACCAAAAGTAACAATACTTGGTGATGGTACTGGTGCTACAGCAGAAGCTGTTATCACAAATTCTGGTTCAATCCGAGCAATCAATGTATTGACTGCTGGTACAGGTTACACAAGTGCTATCGTACAGATTACACCAGATCCTGCTGATACTACAGGTGCTCTTGGTGCTGCTACTGCCACATTGATTGGTCGTTACGGTACACTTAGAACATATTATAATGATTCACAAAATGTTAAAACTGTATTCAACAATAATGCTGGTACAGTTGATTATGTTGAAGGTGTTGTCGCATTGAATTCTTTTGGTCCAATTCAAGTCAACAATGATTTGGGACAATTAACAATGACAGCCAATCCTACCACATCAATTATTTCATCTTCATATAACAGAATTATTACAATTGATCCGTATGATCCAAACGCAATCGTTGTTAATGTCACAGCCAAACCAACATGATAACAAACGACCAAAAAACCTCGTTACTAGTCAGCTCTCAATTACCTGAATTTGTCAGGGATAATCCTGACTATGCCAACTTTAATCTATTCTTGACCGCTTACTATGAGTGGATGGAACAGAATGGTAAAGTGACGGAGAGAACCAAAAATATTTTAAATTATAAAGATATTGATGAAACTACCGAAGAGTTTTTAGATTATTTTACCAATGATTTTTTACCTTATTTTCCACAAGAAATATTAATTGATAAACAAAAGGCAGTTAAATTTGCCAGAGAATTGTATCAAACTAAAGGTACTCCAGCATCTTACGAATTTCTTTTTAGAGTATTATACAATTCTGATTTTGATTTGTTTTACACCAAAGAAGCGGTACTTAAAGCATCTTCTGGTACATGGTATGTTGCCAAATCTTTAAAATTAGCATCAACCGATTTAAACTTTTTAAATACCAATAACTATAGATTGTTTGGTGAAACAACCAAATCTATTGCAACAATAGAAAATTCTGTGGTTGCTGGCACAAAGATTGAAGTGTTCATTTCAAATATTGAAAGATTGTTTCAGTCTGGAGAATTCGTTCGTGTGGTTAATAATGCTAATCAAGATGTTTTGTTTGGTGGCCAACCTCTAAGAGCAAAAATTGTAGGTCAAATCAGTCAACTTAAAATTGATCCTAAAAACAGAGGTTTATTATATCAAGTTGGTGACCCCGTTGTTGTTTATAATGGTCTAAGTTCTAATAACGGTATTGGTGCAACAGCAGTTGTTGGTGAAACAACAAAAGGTTCTATACAAAGTATTGGTGTATTGACTGGTGGTTATGGATACACATTCTCACCAAATACACAAATTGTTATTTCACCAACATATGGTGCCAATGCAATTGTTGGTTCTTTAGATCCTGATTATAGAAAAAAATCAATTGTTTCATTAATACCAATTGATACGATATCACTAAAGAAAGATATTTTAATTGGTAATAGTAATTATTATTTTTCTAATATTGTATTATCGGATGCCAATACAACATTGGCAAATGCTTTAACCTTCACATCACTAGAAACATATCCAATATCATCGGTAATTGTTAATGATGGTGGCGGTGGAATTTCAATACCACCAACAGTTTCAGCTGAATCGGATTATTTAACAGACATTGATACTTATTCACCATTAAGTTCACTTGGTATATTAGGACCAATACAAATAACAAATGGTGGTCTAGGTTATCAAGTAAATGATACAATCGTTTTCACTGGCGGCGGAGGCATTGGTGCCGCAGCAAATGTTATAACAGTTAATGCTAATGGTGCTATTACAAACGTAGCCTATGTTGCTGCCACATCTTATTATCCTGTTGGTGGTATGGGATATTCTGTTAATTATTTACCAGCAGTTTCGGTCAACTCAGCAAATGTATTAGCATCTGGTGCTCAATTGTATATACCTGGAATTTTAGGAACAGGTGCAACATTCTCGATTGTGACTGACCGTGCAGGATCAATCACAACAATTAGTGTTATTGATCCTGGTGAAGATTACATCGCAACACCAAATGTATCATTAAAGGTGCAGGACATTGTGGTGTCTAATGTTTCTATCATTAATTTGCCAGAAAAAGGTGATACAATTTATCAAGGTGCAAACATCAATGCATCAAGTTATTTGGCAACAGTTGATTCCACAGAAGTATTGGAAGTTAATGGTGACCCAACATTATCTTTGTTCCGTCTAAGAGTATTTAATTATAACTCGAATCCAGATCCAACCAAAACATTGAATATTAATCATAATGTTCACATGAATATGTACAATGCACAATATGATGAAACATATAATGTTAATGGATATAAAAATTACGGAGACGGAACAGCCAAAGCCACAGCATCATTCTTGAATGGTCTGGTCATAAGTCAAGGTCAATATTTAAATTCACAAGGACATCCAAGTTCTTTTGATGTTTTACAAAGTACAATTTATAATAATTTTACATATCAAATTACAGTAGAAAAAGAAATTTCAAAATATAGAAGTGTATTATTAGAGTTGTTACATCCTACTGGTATGAATGTAATTGGTCGTAATGCTATAAAATCAAATACAACATACAATTTACATGATTTTGAAGCA